AAGCCTGGCGGTCGCCAGTTACCGAAGGTACGCGGGTAGGCCCTACCCAAACGCCTATCTGGTCGCGCCATACTTTTACGCGGGCGCGGGTTATCTTAATGCTTTTCCAAAGATTGCGGCTGCCTGGTTTCTTAACGTCTGCGTAAGCTTCCTGCCGGGCAGCATTTCGCACCGGCGTAGCTTCCGCTCGTAGCTCTTTGTAAAGTTCCTGTATGCGGATTTTCTCTGGAGCGTTACGCAAGTCCTTCATAAGCTTATCAAAGCCCTGTATACCGTTTTTAGGCATTATCTTTCAAACGGCTTTTAATTAGGGTGTACCGGCGGCGACCTTCGGGAAGGGCGCTAATAACCTCATAACGCTGGCCGTTGTGGTCAAGCTCCCAGCTGCCTAGTACGTCGGTGCGGTAACGCACGCGCCACAGCACTACGGCGGAGCTCTGCATCTGGTCGCTTACAAAAGCCTCCGTGCCTGCCTGCTCGTTTATTACCAGCTGTGCGTAACAAGTGCCAGCGCTCGCGAAGGAACGCAGCACCTGCCCGCTGTTATTTGTGGTAACGGTGGGCGAGTAAAGGGTAATGCGGCGGTCTAGTGTCAAAGCGTGTTTTTGTAACGGAAAAGCACGCGGTCAAAAAAGCGGGGGGCGTTCTGCGGCAAGTCGTCGCCGTAGTCGTAGCCGTACTTCACGCGCTGGTAGATCGCGTGCATAATGTCTTTGGGGGTGCTGGAGCCGTAACCGGCTGCGTAAACTACCTCCAGCTTATCGCCCTCAATGGAGGGGGTTAGTACGCCGTTTAGTAGCGTGTACTCCGTGTCCGCCACGTCGTCCACCTTAACGTGCGTAATAGCACCAATGGGCCAAAAGGGCAGAGTATAAAACTCTGCCCAGTTGGTTACCACGGTTACCGTTGCCGTACCTACGACCACCTGCGCGTAGCTCAAAGCTTCCTCACAAGCTGCGTTGTAAAGGAAAGTTAATAGGCTATCGTCTGCCGAGGTATCTACTCGGCAAAAAGCTTTTACCTCGGTGAGGTTAATAGCTGCGGGGGTGTAGTTAGCGGTTGTCATTAAATAGTTACGTCGTCAGCGATTACGAAGGATTTTTGACGCAGGATAGCAATATCCATAAAGCGCTCCACGTAAATACGAACGGTTGAGCTCAACATTTCGGTGTAAGGGTCTACCAACAAAGTGGCACCGCCCCAGAAACCAAGCTGCACGTCTTCAAAGTTACCGAACAAAATACCGTAAGTGTCAGGCGTGCCTGCGGTCTTTTTGCTCAACGTGGTGCTGTAGATATTGTAACCGTTTGCAGTTTGAACTGGGTCAAGCATACCCTCAACGAGGAAGCGGCCGGAGCCAGCGTCTACCTTGGTCTTTTTCAATTTGGCGACTACGTTCGGGTGAGTAACGTAACCCAAGCGACCGTTCAAAGCGTTATTTGCGGCCAGCAAAGCCTCCATATCTACCAAGTCGTCGTAGCTGATAGCTCCGAGGGCCAAGTCCTGCGCGGTACCATTCAAAGCGGTGTAGATACCGGTGGGCTGGTTGGAGCTTCCGGTGCCGGTCAAAACAGCAGCTTCCAAACCTTTATTAAAGCTTTGGTTCAACTGGTTAACCATACGAGCTTGAATACCTTGGCTGTACTCCTGCGCCAGCAACTGGTTAGATACAGCGGCAGCAATTACGGCGCGCTTTGGGCTCATCGTAATAGTTGAGAAAGTCAAGTCCTGGGCAGAAGCTGCGCCGGTTTCCGTGTTCCAGTTAAGCGTGTAGTCGGTATCCTGTACAGGGAATTGCACGTTACCTACCAAGTTCTCGGCTACGGAGCAAAGGCCCAGCATAGGAGTATTGGGGTACAGGAAGTCAACGTAACGTCCTGGGTCGGTGTAAACCAAGTCGCCACCCAAGTTACCGCCGGTGCCTCCGGTTACGGTGTTGGTACGCATCTCTTTGTTAAGGAAGTCGGGCAAGTGAATAGCGCCCATCTGCGCGTCGCGGGTATCCAAGCCCAAGCGGCGGCGCTCGGCCAGACCTTCCTGGTTCATCTCGGCTTCCACTCCGGTAAGCTTACCGGTGCGGGCTTCGCGAATAGCCTTAACAATGTTAAAGCGTGCCATATCGCGCTTTTGTGAGGAGCTCAAACCTCCGGCCAAGGCCGAAGCGTCCACTCCAGCTGCGGGGTTCTCCGCAGATTCTTGAATTGGGTCCATATTATTGGGGGTTAAAATTTCGGTTTGTTCGGGTTCTACCGCCTCGGCCGCCAGGGCGCTCTCCAGGCTTCGCATCGCCACAGCGGTAGAGGGGTTTGCCCCGCGCGGCGTGAGGCTAATATCGTAGATTTCGGCGACCTCGGTAATAACGCGGGTAGGCTTTTCGCCTTTCACGTTTTCCCAGCGTTCGCTTTTTACGGTGAAGGCCCAGCTGGCTTGATCCAAGTCGCCGCGCTCAATAAGGGTACGGGCTTCCTTTCCAGTGTTGGTTTCTGGGGCGCTAAACTCAAAGTAAAGACCTTGCTCGTCTGCGCGCAGCTCCAGCGTGCCCTTGCCTTTGTTACGGCGGGCTAGCACGTGGTCGTAGCTGTGGTTCAGAAGCGCGTGAATATCGTAACCGTCTAGGTTAGCGAAGGCGCTGCGCTCTATGCGCTCGTTAAAAGCGCCCATATCGTAAGCCTCGTAATTGGCTGCATAGCCAAAGATTAGGCCCTCCTGTGCTCCGCCGTTAAGCGGCAGGCTCCTGATTTCCTTCTCGGTTGATTGTGCCATTATTAATATCGTTAGTTGGGCTCATATGCAAAGGCTTGTTATACTCGTCGCCGTCCTCAATAGGGGGCAAGCCCTCGCTCTTTCTGATTTCGTTTGCGCTAATTGCGCCTATGTTCCAATACGAAACGTTGCGCTGTACCTGGGCCAGCATATCGCCGCGCATAAGGCTCTTTAGGTCTAGCTCAAACTCCAGATTTCCAGTTACCAGCTTGTTGGTAAACTCCATCTCTATTGCTTCACAAAGCGGGCGGATACAGTCGGAAACAAATTGAGCGTTCTGCGCTTCAATAGAACTGTTAAAGCTGGAGCCTTGGAGGTGGCCTACCTTATGCGGAGGTACCTTAAAAATGCGGCAGATTTCCTCAACGGAGAAACGCATAGATTCAATGTACTGCGCTTCCTGCATTGAAATACTTACCGGCTTGTACTCGGCTCCGGCCGTAAGTACGGCGGTCTTACCGCTGTTCGCACCGGAGTAGCGGCGGTCAAATTGATTGCCCAGCTCCCGGAGGCGGTCTACGTCGCGTATACTGCCGTCCAGTTGCAGAATACCCTTGGGCATCGCACCGTTCCCGTAGAAGCCGCCTAGGTGCTTATTGGCCGCCATAGCGGTACCGATAGTTTCCTTTGCGTAAATGATTGGGGAAAGGCCATTGATACCGTCAATAGTCCACGCCTTTAGGTGGATTATCTGCGAAGGTTGCAGGCGCATAGTTACGCCGCCCGGTAGGTACAGGCTGTAAATAAGCGCGCCGCTGGTGGTATCAATGGTAACGAGGTCGGTATCTATGAGCTCCAGCGCTGTAATACGGCCACGGCTGCGCACCGGCAATACATAGGCGTTACCACGCAGCAAAAGGCTGTTAATGATAGCCTGGCGCCAGTAGTAAGAATTGTAAGCCTCGGAGGGCTTGCGGCTTACAAGGCGGTCTAACTCCGTGCTTACCCGCGTCTTACCATCTTCGCTTTCTGCGTAAAGGTGGAAAGGTAGGGAGGCAATAGTATCCGAAATAAGGCTAACGCAAGCGTAGACCGTGGATACCGTAGGTGCGTTATTGCTGTTAACGTTTTCGCCCGCGTTGGTGCTGGTGCCGCCGATTAGCTGGTAAAGCCAAGGCTTTGGCGAAATAATACCGGAAATACTCCGGGTCACTCGTTGGAGTAGGGTGGCCATTGCGCAAATGTTATGAATAATATCCTATCAAAACAAACTATACAAAAATAATATCTTCCGTTTGGTATACCGACGTGTTTGCCTGGGCATTGTGGACGTAGCCGGCAAGGGCTGTAATAAGCGCCGCCGTGCCGTCTATCTTATCCGGGGCGTTCTTTTTGTTAAACGTCCAGTTATCGTTTTTGTCAATTTGCAGCGTGGTATTACTGATATGCCAAGCCGTAACCGGGTTGCCGTCGTGGCCTATCCGGCGCTGTTGCACCAGCCGGTAGAGTAGCTTCATTGGTTCGTTAATCATAAGCACGCCCTGCCGCACCTCAAAACAAAACTTTGCCCCGAACTTTTGGCGTACCTGGTCTATGGTTTCCGCTGCGTTCCAGGGGTCAAAAAATACAGCCTCTACCGGCCACTCGTCGCATATCTCCAGGATCCGACGCACTCGGTCGGGCGTGGTGTTTACCTCACCCGGCAGCACCTCTACGTGCCCGTGCTTTTGCCAGTTACGCACCAAGTTGGGGTACTTGTTCTTTCGCTTGTTCATTGAGTGCTCCGTTATCTGGTAGTACTGCTTTGTATAAAAGCGGTCGGCTCCGTCCCAAAATAATAGCACGTAAGCCGTCCAGTCATTGACGGCTGCCAAGTCCACGCCGAGGTAACAGCGCCAGTTATTTAAGCCTACCGGTTCCTTTGCGGCGCACCGGTTCCAGGTGCCTAGCTCAATGTAAGGCTGTGCGCTCCCTGCCCATTGGTTAAGGTGCAGCTTCCGCAGGGAGAGTAGGGTAGGTTCGTCGTGCTTGGCCGTGTTGCTCAATTCCTGAAGGTACTCCATCGTAACCGTTACCCCTAGGCTTGGGTTTGCCTTTGCCCAGACCTCTGAACTGTGCGGGTCTTCCGTATCCTTTGCTCCGTAAATAATGGGCAGGAAGCTGTCGTCTTCAATGTCTCCGCTCAGCACTTTGGTCGCGTATTCATGCCACTTGTGTGCAAAGGTAAAGGCACCGCCAGCCGTGGTAATGGCCACCATTTGCGACGGGCGGGCAGCCATTGAGGTGCGTAGCGCCTCCCAAAGCTCCGGCCCTTTGTGCTCGTTCCAGGCGTGTACCTCGTCGCAAAGGATAAGGGAGGGGTTTGCTCCGTGGTTACTTAAGCCGTCGGAGGTAATAGTCTTTAGGAAACCGGGCTTTCCCTGTAAATGGATTTCCCGGCGATATGGTATAAGAGCCTGCTTAAGTACGGGGTTCATTAGGATAGTATTGCGGACGTAGCCGAATAAGATACCGGCCTGCTCCCTGGTGGCTGCCGCGATTATTACCTGCGGGTTGCTGTTATCCTTCCAGCCTTTTAGTAGGTGGGCGATTGCCAGCATAGCAATAAAAGCGGACTTACCATTTTTACGCGGGATCTCCAGCCAAACCAAACGCTTCCCTTCGCTCCGGCGTATAAGGTCGCGCTGCCATTCCATAAGCTGTACCGGGGTACCTGCCTTTGCGTCCTCGGTAAGTACGCAATACTTCTCAATTATTTCTTCCGTCCAGGTCATAAGTCCAAGGTCATTTGGTTGCTGATTTCTTTCTGCAGCTTTTCTATCATTCGCTTGGCCTGGGCCAGGGAAGCAATGGCCGGGTTTGCTCGGATAGTCATTTGGCCGCGGTCGGTGTACGCTTCAATTATTGCGCCGTGCTTTTCAATGGCGGCTTCGCAGTCCGCTTTAATTTTTAGCCACGTTTCTAGTTCTGTTTTCATAGGAAGGGGAGTTTGAGGTCGTCAAGGTCAAGTTTTCCCGAG